CGCCCGCACATAGGGCAGAAGTTGATTTTATGATTATCGCAAAATCCGGGATAATCTTCTCTCCCTCGCTTTCTTTCACGATAGTTTCCTCAATCTCCGCGATAGCTTTCAGTATCGGGTACACTTGCTGCGGTACAACTGCATTGCCTAAACATTTAAGTCTGTCCACCCTATTTTTAACGCCCGTAGCTACCCGTGGAATATTAGGCTCTACTCTCCAATATCCGTCCAACCAACAGGGAAGCCTTGAAGCCACTCCACCCACGTCGGATTCAACTGCCCGCCGACAACTTCCCCTAAGTTGCCCTTGTTCCTGTCTGTTGTGCTGTCCTTGTACATAAACTCTCGTGGTGTCGGCCACATCAATGACTTTTTCACTTCCTCTGCCAATACCTTCCCGCCTGTTCCTGCTTTCCTGCTCCCCGGATTTCCTGCTCTCGGTGTCGGCCACAATTTCGCCTCGTGTCTCGCTTGGTCTGTAAGAGTAATCATACTCTCGCCGGTTCTTTTGCACTGTTCGTAAAATTCTTTGCTTTTTGGCCCTTGTGTCGCATTGCAAGCTTGTGGAGTGCGCCACAAAGAACACCCTGTCTCTCCTGTGCAGCGCTCCGACAGCCGCAGCTTCAAAATTAAATACGGTGACAGCGTATCCCTCACGCTCCAAGTCCTCACAAACTGTTTTCCCGGCAATTCGCAGGATTCCAGGTACGTTCTCACCAAGTACCCAAGTCGGCTTAATTTCGGAGATAACTCGGAGCATTTCCGGCCATAGGTAACGGTCGTCCCTTTTACCTTTTTGCTTTCCAGCCACGGAAAATGGCTGGCATGGGAATCCTCCGGAAATAAGGTCAACTGTTCGTAATCCTGTTCTTTTGTAAAAATCTTCCGCTGTGACACTTCTTATATCCCTCCATCTCGGCACATCAGGCCAATGCTTTTCTAATACCTTCGTGGGATAATCAGCCCACTCCACCTGTCCAACCGTTGTAAACCCTGCCCATTCAGCCGCCAAATCTATGCCACCTATTCCTGAAAATAAGCTAAAGTGTGTAAGCATCTATTTCCACCCTTCCAGCCTTCTTCGTTCATGAAGTCTATTGCATCAGCCCAGTTGTCACATTCTTGTCCTGTTCCGCAATTGTCACAAGTTACCATGCGCTTGTTTTTGTATATTTTTTCTATCATTGCTCATCCTCCCCTTCCTTCTTCCTTAACCTCCTTGAAAGGTAAATCAATCATCTCCGGTTTGTTTTCTTGTGTCCATAATGCTCCAAGTATGTTCCATACAAAGGCTCTCCCATGCGGTTCCTCATCATCTCCCCGCTTGAATTTGAGATAATGTCTGACTCCGCTGTCAATATAACAGTGAAGAGGGATGCCTTTTTCCCAATTACGGTCGTTGTACTTTTTAGCACCATCTTCGTACTGCTTTGCTACATCGAGAAACAGGTCGTACCAATCGCCTTTGGTATATTCAGTCGCAAAGGTTAATAACGCTGATATTAATGTGTTTTTGTTTCCGGTGCGTATGTATTGCTCAATCAATGTTAATATGTTATCTTCGAGTATTTCTCCGATAACACCGAGAGGAAGTAAATCACAGCGGCCTTTCCCATCTGCAATATCTCTGACTGCGCCTGTTTCAAATTCCCTGCGTTCTCCGCTATCTTTAAGCATTTTCTTTCACCTCTCATGGTTAAAATCCTCCTATGACGATTTACTTAATGACGATTTACTTAATGACGATTTACTTAATGTTTTGTATAATAGATATAAACTCTTGCAGCGAGCGAGGGCAGTAATGTTGCCCTCCGCTCGATACAATACGCTTTTGATGAATCCGCTGGTCTGGTTGCATGTCGTTATCTCCTGTTTTTAATTCGAATGCTACAAACTTACCATTAATACAAGCTATGATGTCTGGTGCGCCTTTTGCACCCCATCCACCGCCATGAATATTGATATGGTAGATTCCTTCTGACCTGAGATACTTAATGCAATCCTTCTGCAAACGGCTTTCATTCATCCTAACAGGTCATCCAAGTCTATCTTAGAATTCTTCTTTGCCGAGGGAGTTGATTTAGCTTCGGAAGATGTAGGAGTTTCGGCTTCTTCATTCTCAAACCCCGCTGCCGGTTCTTTATAAGTTAATCTACAGAATGTAACTGTTCTTGCAGGGTCGTTTCTGCTCGGTAGAACATCATGCTCAACCTTACATTTGATGTAGCAGCCTACGATGTCCTCATGGTCAATTTCCTCAAGATTATAGTTATTGAGAGCCGTCTTAGCGAAGAAACTGAATGCGTTTTGAGCCTTTTCGTTGATTTCGCCATCATCACCTATGAGATTGAATCTTTCGGTATGTCTTTGACCGCTTGCGGTAATAAGCTCCACTTCGAGCTTACCGAAATCCTCATCGTAAGTGGACTTAACCACCTTGAAAATGTGTTCTCCTTCCGGGATTGGAGTATACCCGCCTTTACTTAATTGAATTTTAGCCATTTTTTAAACCCCCTTTTAAAATTTCACTTGTAAGATAAAATGCCTGAGTTTTGTCGAATCCTACTTTCATAAAAGATTCGTACATTTTGAATAAATCTTTAGCAACATCTTCACAGGCTTCTTTAAAAATGTTTTTTTTGTTCATGGTCTAACCTCCTTTTTAATTAAATTTTGAGTGATTCGGTATCCCACTTTAGGTTTGGAATACTTCTCAAGCAGACCATCTTTCTTGAGAGCATCCTTATCGATTTCGGTTGATTCGGTACGAGTTACAATCCATTCGTATTTCGCACCGGCTACGGTAACTTTCTCATCACCCTCTCTGAATTGACTCAAACAATGTTGCTTGATTAGGTCTGTAACAACTTTGAGTCGCTTTTCTTTTTCGGAAATAGTTCCGATTACTGCATCGATTTCATTCTTTAGAGCTTCACCTTCTGCAATAAGAGCCGCAATGTCGCTATTTGCTTCAATGGTGTTTTTGCGTAACTCTTTTAGAATTTCCTCGTCCTTCTTTTCATCAAAGGTAGGGGAGATGCCGGTCACAACATGAGCGTTCCACCAATCAACCGCACGGTCGATATGTGCTTGAAACTGAGGGAATCGTTCGGAGACTTTGAACTCATCGATTATAGTGTTATCACTTGAAGGAACGAACTTCTCCGGATGCTCATAATCCTCTTCCTCAAGGAAGGATACAACCATAACCACATCATCAATTTCAAGCAAGTATGCATAAAGTGCAGCTTGTAGGGCATAATAATTAGGAGCGCCATTAGACCAATCTTCTGCTCGTTTTGTGGTCTTAATTTCTATAACTGCCACTATATTGCCGTTTTCATCATATAGTAAACCGTCCCACATTCCACCGAATATAGAGACATTCGGAAAGAAATCACCTCCTGTTTTCTTAAAGTAGTCTTTACCGAAGATGTCGGTAGGGGATTTTAAACCACCGAAGAAATACACTTTGTTGAGATAGTCAATTACTTTTGGTTCGATTATTTTACCAGCGATAGTGTACTTATTGTCTACAAAAGGTTCTTCGTATGTACGAGTGATAGCACACCATGTTTTAAAGGGGGTGTTCCATCTATCCAAATCAAGGATAGAAGCGAACCTTGTACCGGTTATTTTTTTAGGGCGCTTCGGAGGGTCAATGATGACCGTGTTTTTCTCAAACTTATACATCTTTATCTTCCTTTTCAGCATTCTTAGCAGCTTCGATCATCTCACCAACTTTGATGATTAAGGCTTCACAAGCCTTTTTCTTAATGTTGGTGAAGTTCTCAGTCTTTTCAGCGATAGCCGCAATGAATTCTTCCTGTGAAGGGTCGGCTTCTCTTAAGAGCTTGAGTGCTTTTTTCAAGGAGTTAATCTGCATTTTAGTAGCAGCACCGTCTTTATCGAGCAAACCTTCTTTGATTTCTTCACGCTTTTCAGGAGGGGTATAATTTGACTTAGGTTCTTCGTCAGCATCACTCTCCGGGTCATTGTCCTCTGCAACATTGAAGTTAGCCGCCAAGAAGAACTTATGACCTCCTGTTACTGCTTTGTAGAGAGCTTTATCGCCGTTATCAGCACCGGAACCACTAAAGAGGTATTCTTCACGCTCTCCTGTTTCGGGGTCGATTATCTGCCCTCTGAAATTGCAGATAACCATATGCATCTTATCGCTTATAGCCGGGACGAACTCATAACCAATAGTTTCCATCTTCCAAATAAGACCCGCTTGCTTGAGAGCTTTTTTGAAGTTGTGTTTATACTGCTTTTCGGTGACATACTTGTATGATTGATGTCTGTTAATGCCGTCTTTCTCCCAAGCGTACTCACCCATGATGTCTTGTAGATTTTTGAGTTTTTGAAGGAATGTCAATCTCTCTGTTTTAATTGTTGTCATTTAATCGTCCTCCTTTGCTTACCATTAGCAAAATAAAAATTGTCACTTGTCCCTCGGTCTATGTTTTCACACCAGCCGAAGCCTTTTAAGCAACCGATTGTGTCATAATGCTTACAGTCCTTACACCGCACCACCGGCACAGCGTCTATTGTGGGGCAATTCTTAATACAACCTAACAGCTCAAAGTGATAACTTGTATTTAGGGGAATTGCCCTCGTTTGGTGGAGCCATTCATCGATTTACTTTACTGCTTTGTCAGCATCTATAAGCCGCATACTATCCCTCCTTTCTCGTCAAAGATGTTTTTATATATCTTCAAAAATTTCATCTAACCAGTTTTTGAGAGACATCTTTTCCTCGTTTGTTTGTTCGTCAAATGTGTAAATCTTTAATGTATTCCGAATACGCTCCAATGTCTTTTTCCCTATACCCGGTACTTGTGCTAAATCTGATAGTTTTATGTACTCATTGCTCATGTTACCTCCCTCCTTTTCTTTGCCTAGAAAATCACTAATCATTTTGTGAGCCTTCTGAATATAATGTTCTTTGTCAATATCCCGAATGTTGAGTTCGTTCCGATTGTCGATGATACAATGCTTAGGTAAGTCCTCAATTTTTGCAGGTCTACCCGTTTCTCTGTGTACTTTGTAGAGTGTTCCGTAGCGTTTGTCTTTGGTGGCGTATACTCGATTGACTTTTTGCACTGGTACTTTTTTATCGTTTATAAGTTGATAGCAATGAGTAT